GAAGCCCTAATCACTTAAGAATTGGTGATGTATGGGAATTTGAGACAGAGGTAAAAGAGAAGGGAAAAATGAAGCCCAAGACAATGCAATGGCGCGTTGTTCAATGGCACCCTGGAGAGATGGCTTGGCAGCTTCAATCGTTAGACGGAAAATATTTTGAGTATCTATTAACGCATGCTCCTCAATATGAGGATATGAAATTTATCGGCGCTGGAGAAATGTAATGAGTGCCTTCGTCATCGCGGACACGCATTTCGGTCACGCCAAAAGCCTGTCCTTCATCACGCCCGATGGATCTCCATTGCGTCCGTTTTCTTCATGCGAAGAGATGGATGAAACAATGGTGGAACGATGGAATGAGAAAGTAGGCAAGCGCGACACAATTTACCATCTTGGCGATGTGGTGATTCCGCGTGCAAGCTTAAAAATTCTTGATCGTCTCAATGGAAGGAAAATTCTCATTCGCGGGAACCACGATTTGGGGCGCTTGTCTGATTTCTCAAAGTATTTTGAGGACGTGCGTGGCGCGTTCTTCCACCATGGCGATTCAACAATACGAGGAGGCCTTATCTTCACTCACATCCCCGTCCATCCATCATGCCTCCAAGGTCATTACCTGGGCAACGTGCATGGCCATCTCCATTGTCATCAAATTATCACTGACGGGCAAGTAGACAGACGATATTTCAATGCCTGCGTCGAACGCAACAATTTTGCTCCTGTAGCATTTGAAGATATAAAAGCCTTCTTTAAGGGCGATGACGGAACGCAGAACGTTCAACACGCCCCTGCGTGAGCCGCTCAATCCCATCATCTATCAATCGTTGCGGGCTATTGACTGGCACAATGCCCAGTATTTCCTCACCATGGACCAGTGGCATCTTGAAAAAGCTGCCATCATTAGGCAATATGTCAGAGAGCTGAAGGCTTGGATTTATGAGCAGGAGGAACAATGCGTGGCGAATTTGGGCGAAGGCATTGGGAGCGAAGGAGAGCAGTTGCCATAAAGAAGCGGACAGAGTGGCTCTTGTCCGCACATTTATTTTTGCCTCATATTTAATTACAAACGTAGCAATCGTGGCAAATGCCTGGCGCCATTGGGCCGACAAACAACCACCTAGTTGCGCTCAGGCAATAAAAAAGGGAGTTTAGGCTCACAGTGACAGCGAATGCAATGCTTAAAATACTCAAATTCTTTTTTTCAAAAGAAATAGAAGTTGCCCCTGGCATTTTTTGGCTGGGCGGGTATTTATATGAGAATCGAAACAAGCCAACAATGCCACCACCGCTCAAACTAAAAAAAAGAATTTAAGCATTAAAAAAGGGAGCCTAAGCTCCCTTGCTCAATTAGTTCAAAACCAATAGCAGGTCAGAACCAGTGGGGCTTGGGCACGTAAGCGACGCCGCGATAGACGAGCGAAGCCATTTGTGCTTCACGCAGACGAGCTGCTTTCTCAAGCTGCTGCTTGATGAGGGCGAGTGGGTTCATGATGGTTCCCGATGATGCTGGTCCCGTTCCGTACCAGCCAGTCATGCGCCCCTTGCGGGGTGAACGTACCATCAGTGTAGCAAAGGGGAGGCTAGAGAAAGTTGAGGGCGCCGAGCGGGGCTTCAATCCGCTTTGTACGACATTTCAGAGCAGGTCGGCCTGCTCCCCTCTTCCCCTGATACAGAACAATGGCGCCTGAAACCATTGTTCCTTGTTGAACTAACGCTGGCCAGCGTGCTTCGCGAAAGCTCCAAAAGCATAGCATGGTTTCGTGGGTTTAAACGTCATATTCTCTACAGGATTGATCTTGGGGATGGGCGCGGCAGTAGTCATCGAAGCTGTCCTCTCCATCATGAACAGTCTGTTCAAGCAAGGCGATTTGCTTGATGCGCTTGATGTGCGCCTGAAGCTTTGGCAGGAGAGTGGGCACGTAAAGATGTTCAGCGGCAAGAAGCTGCAAAGCAGTTTGTCTGTTTGAACTGCCGCATTCAAGCAGGGACACAAGAAACTTTGCCTCCTGCATAGTTAAATCGTTGCTCTTCATTCCATGGCAGGACTATTGCTTGAAAATCATACTAGGAGATAAGGCTTTCAATCCAGCCAATGTCATCATCTTTACTTGCAGCAAGAATGGCACCTGCCATTGCAAACGCTAAGTCATCAATTCCAGAAGCCTTGCCACCAGTCACACTCCATTGTCCGCTGGGTTTATAAATGACGGTGAGATTTTTGAGCTGCATGATTGCTTTCTCGTGGCGATAGACGTTGATCTGCCCTGCATTGAATAGTTCTCGCATCTTGCTGAATGCTTTCATCTTGGAGCTGACGGTCCAAGTGAGTTCCGTGATAGGCAAATCACTGGCCAAGCTTTGAATGGTGCCAGCACTATTGAACTGGTCCATCACGATGGTGTCAAAAACATATAGGCGATGTTGCTCCTTAATCCAATCTTCCACTGCATTAATATTCACTTCCATTCTCCCATTGATTTCAAAATCAGCCACGAAGGAATGAAATTTATCAACGACTAGCGTGCCGTTCTCGTAATGCACAATACAAGCAGTGTAGTCGTCACGGCCAACGCCACCACGGGCGGGGTCAAGGGCAAGTACATAGGCGCCTTGGAATTCAGCGCGGGGTGGTAAAGCCGCTCGACGGTCATCAACACAGGCATCAACAACATCGCTTGCAACAAGGGCTGAAAGATTGCTCGCGAATTGTGCCCCATATTCCACTTTAAACTTCTCAGGGTCACGCTGTCTCTCCGTGTCAAGAAACTCTTGCGAAATACTTGGGTTCATCTCCCACGTTGGGAGATTGATGGCCTGCATGAAAGGGAAGCGGCCAGAGCTTGCTTCTTTGAAATGCTGGTAGAAGATGCCGTCCGTTAACCATGGAGAAGAGAGTTCAAGGATGCGTCCTTTGCCTCCGAACTGAGCAATGGCGGGAGATAGTGCGTCATAGATGCCTCTACCTCCGCTATTTGCATCGCCTTCAGTGGCAAAAGCAAGCTCGTCAAACACGGCTCCAGCGCAAGCCAGGCCACGAGCAGCACGGCCTGATGTGGGGATGGCTTTGAACACGCAATTATTGCTCAGCTCAATGATGTCGGCAGTTTCTCGGACGATTTCCTGAGCGAAGGGACTGTCAAGGATGAGCTGACGAATGTTGTTGAGAGCAATGCGAGCCTGATCCTGGCTGTTAGCGACGGTGACGATGTACCATTTCTCGCCTTTTCTTACGCGCCTACGGTATTCATCCTCCAAGACGAAGCACATATAGACGCATGCCACTGCTGCCATGACAGTCTTGCCTGATCGTCGTCCAAGAGCCCACACTGCATGGCTCTTATCGGGCTGGAAGAAATTATCGAGAATCTTCGCCTGTTGAGGATAGAGATCGAGCTTTAGGGCGTGCTTAGAAAAGTCAGAACATTTCAGCATGGCAGTTATTCTAGTTCTCCCCACTGAGATGCCATAGCATCGGCAATTCCATCGAAGGTTTCACTGCGGAGCTTCCATCTGTCTGGGCTTGGCGGTAAATTGTGAATGCGCTGTTCTCTGCCCTCTACCAATTTCGTCGGCATTAACAGAGGCAGATTTTTGAGCCACAAGCATGTGGCTTTTGTTTCTCCGTGTCCAAATTGCCAAGGCTGGATGATTTGGTCTGGTTTTCGCCATAGCGTAGACATAATGCACACTGGATTTTCAATTGCAATGCGAGGAATTGAACAATTAGCAAGCATCATGAAAAAGGAAGCGCTTGCCTGTTGGCTGCCGTTGATGCGCTTATGCGTAAAGTGCCTCGCGCCGCTAACTGCCAAATCTGTGCATGGTGGATGGGCGATCATTAGATCCCAAGGGTAGTCAATGACATCTCTTACGTCTCCTTGGTAGTGTGGGCCAGGCGAGTCGGTAGGGAGAAGATCACAGCTCATCGCTTCTGCCCCCCCCCCGAATAAAGGCATCTCGGACTTTGCCGCTGTACTCACAAGCAACAAGAACTTTCATGGCGAAGATCTATGAGAGGAGATAGTGCAGATTGCGGGACAAAATAAGCTGGTCTTCCATGAGCAGGATCTTTTTTCCATTGTTCCTGCATTGCATCTTCGCTTTTTATCCAGCCATGGAGAAGAACGATCTTGCGTTGTATCGTAACCAATACTAAGGTTTTTCCAGGCTTCTCGTCTAATTGACAGATGAGATCGTAATCATGACGAGAGCGAGTTTTCACGTCAATGTCTGGCGGAAGATCGCAAGACCCTCGTTTCGCTTCTGTTTCTTGGTAGAGAAACTGACGAAGATTAAGAAAATCTGCCACTGCTAGTTCACCAGCAGCGCCAAGCTTGTGGAAGAGTAGTGCTTTGTCACCATCTGCGGGCCCCCCATTGCGCCCCTTCAAGCCTTTTTGCTCGTTTACGCGCTGCCTGCGGAGGGCCTCCGCCCGCACAAGAGCCCTGTCTTCCCTGTTGAAATGAAAAACAACTCCAGAGCTGGCCATAGTGTGCATAAGCTACGCGCCAATGTAGCCAGGTTCTAGAATAAAAGCAACACATCATGGCCATAAATAAAGCTTATGGAAAGCGAAGCAGTTGATCTTGGCCACGTTGGCAGTGGCGGCGTAAGGGCTGATGGTCTTCAGAACGTGCTCATTGGCATGGGCACTGGCCGTGACAAGGGGCAATATACTAAAACTACGGCCACTATCTTCCTGGCTCAAGAAGAGCTAGAAAATCTTTATGGTGAATGGCTTCCTCGTCGCATTGTTGACATTTATGCTGATCAAGCCACGCGAAAAGGCTTTAAAGTTTTGTTTGGCGGAGAAGGCGTTAGAGCCGAGGAAGTGCAGGGCATTGAGCAAGTAATTGAAGACTTATACATCCTTGAGCATCTCAACCTCGCAGCGAAAAACTCCCGCCTTTATGGGGGTGCTTGTCTACTTCTTTTTATTGACGATGGGCGTCCCGCTTACA